GGGTGGGGGTGGGGGTGGTGGTTTTGGGGGTGGGCAGCAACAGCCAAACCCATTTAGTCAATTACCCCCCAGGCCCCAGCAAGAGTCCAAAGTGCCAGATTGGGTTCAAGCGCCCGATCCCGGAATGGCGACTGGTCAGGCATTTACCGAACTTACAAACCCCACCACAGGGGAAAAGTTTATGGCCCCGAGTACGGGGTACTCTGTTCGTGGGCAACAGCAGCCCAACCTTGGGCAACAACCTACGCAAGACACATTTCAGGAGCAGCAGCAAGCCCTACAAGCTATGCGGCGGTCGTCCGGTGGTTTTGGTGGTCCCCAGCCAATGCAGAACCCCTTTCAGCCCCAGCAGCCTGCGTTCATGCAGAGCCCTGAGTACCAGGGGTATCAGACGCAGATGCAGGGACTTCAGCAGCAGATGAACGACTACATGCAGAAAGCCCCGATGTACCAGCAGTTGCAAGACCTGCAAGGCAAAATGCAGGGGTACCATGACAACTATGCTCGGCAACAACAGCAGCAGCAGATGATGCAACGTCCGTCACCATTTCGCCGTGGGCAGTTTCAACAGCCAATGGGGTTGATGGGCCTGATGGGCGGCAGAGGTGGTATGCCGCAGCCGCGCATGTCGATGAATATGCCGCAATACCAACGTGCCATGACAATGGACATGCCGCAGTACCAAGGCCGTTCGTTCGACCTACCCACAAACTTCATGAAAAACGGCGGTAAGGTTTAACTATGGCCACCACATCTGGAGCAGCAGGTTTCAACCTCGATCTGACTGAGATCGTCGAGGAGGCGTTTGAGCGCGTGGGCTCGGAGCTGCGTACGGGCTACGATCTCAAGACAGCCCGCCGTTCCATGAACCTGCTGTTTGCCGATTGGGCCAACCGTGGCGTCAACATGTGGACGTTTGAGCAGGGCACCATCCCGCTTGTCCAGGGCATCAACACCTATGCGCTGCCAAACGACACCGTGGACTTGCTCGATCATGTGATCCGCACGCAGCCCAACCAGCAGTCCAATCAGGCCGACCTGACCATTACGCGCATCAGCGTGTCCACCTACGCGACGATCCCAAACAAGCTGACGCAGGCACGACCAATCCAGCTCTGGGTGCAGCGGCTGGACGGGCAAGTCTCTCCCACGGGGTTCACATACCAGAGCGCGGACACTGGTGCGCAGACCCTGACACTGTCTTCCACGGCCAACCTGCCCACGCTGGGCTTCCTCAACATCGGCACCGAGACGATCTACTACGGCTGGATCAACAGCAGCACGCAGCTTGGCGGTGTTTTTCGGGCCCAGAACGGCACGAGCCAGACAACCCCTGCGGTGGGCACTGCGGTGTACCTCAACAACACCCCGCGCATCACGGTCTGGCCAACGCCAGACCAAGGCACTGTGGGCAACCCCACGTACCAGTTTGTGTACTGGCGCATGCGCCGGGTGCAAGACGCCGGGGGCGGCGTTAACGTAATGGACGTGCCGTTCAGGTTCATCCCCTGCATGGTTGCAGGGCTGTCGTACTACATGGCGCTCAAAGTGCCCGGTGCGATGGACCGGCTGCCGATCCTCAAACAGCAGTATGACGAGGCGTGGGACTTGGCGTCGCAGGAAGACCACGAGAAGGCGGCTGTTCGGTTTGTGCCGCGCAGGCAGTACATCGCTGGGGCGTTCTGATGCCCAATCGTTTTTCGTCCGGCAAGTTTGCGATTGCGCAGTGTGACCGCTGCAACTTTCGCTTCAAGCTCAAGGAGCTCAAGACATACACGCTCAAGACGAAGAACGTGAACATGTTGGTGTGCCCGGCTTGCTGGGACCCCGACCATCCGCAGCTTCAGTTGGGCATGTACCCTGTGGAAGACCCGCAGGCGGTGCGCAACCCGAGGCCAGATATCACGTACCGGCTGGGCGGCAACAGTGGTCTGCAGATTTCAAACGTCAGCGGCACGGACCCAGATGAGGACGGTACGGCCACTGGCGGCAGTCGGATTTTTCAGTGGGGGTGGAACCCGGTGGGCGGATCAAGCTTCTTTGATGCGGCGCTGACACCAAACAACTTGGTTCTTACCGTGAATCTTGGTACAGTTACAGTTGCAACGACATAAGGAGTCGATCATGATGGACGCAAAGAAGGCAGTGCACAAGCACGAGAAAGCCAAACACCCCGGTCAGCCGCTGACTAAAATGCGTGCTGGTGGCAAGACCAACAGCGACATGCTCAAGTATGGTCGCAATATGGCCAAGGTCATGAACCAGCGCAGCCCCGGCCGCAAAGGAGGCTGAAATGGCCACGTATAAACAACCCCAAAAAGTAGCTAACGTTGTGGTGGGTGAAGAGCCTGCCAAGACGACCATGCGCAAGGCCAATGTGGCTGTGGCCAACACCCGCAGCCAGGACTACCCGCCGATGAAAACCAGCGGCATCAAAATCCGTGGCACGGGCTGCGCCACCAAGGGCGTGATGGCTAGGGGTCCGATGGCATGAACTACGCCGCGTTGTCTGCTGCGATTCAGGATTACACCCAGAACTACGAAACGGAGTTCGTGGCGAATATCCCTGTCTTCGTCAAACAGGCGGAGCAGCGCATCTACAACACGGTTCAGTTTCCGTCCCTGCGCAAGAACGTCACAGGCTCGACTTCGACGAACAACAAGTACTTGGCGTGTCCTGGCGATTTTTTGGCCGCTTACTCTATGGCGGTTGTGACGGGCGTTACGGGCGGCAACATCAATACCGGCTCGTACGAGTACTTGCTCAACAAGGATGTGAACTTCATCCGGCAGGCATACCCAACGCCAAATGACTCAGGGGTTCCCAAGTACTACGCGCTGTTTGGGCCGACGGTATCGGGCACGACGATCTCCGATGAGCTGTCTTTCATCCTTGGTCCGACCCCAGACGGCGTGTACTATGTTGAGCTGCACTACTATTACTACCCGGAATCAATCGTTACGGCGAGCACTTCTTGGCTGGGCGACAACTTCGATTCAGTTTTGCTCTATGGCTCTCTGGTCGAAGCGTACACGTTCTTAAAAGGCGAGGCCGATTTGATGGCTTTGTATGACGGTAAATACAAGGAAGCCCTCATGCTGGCCAAACGTCTGGGTGATGGCCTTGAGCGCAGCGATGCATACCGCAGTGGTCAGGCGCGGGTTGCACCTTTGCCGCAGAATAACGGGGTCCAGTGATGGCGTTCACTGGCAACTACTCCTGCAACACGCTGCGGTCTGGCCTTGCCAACGGCACGATCAACTTTGCCACCGACACGTTCTATCTGGCGCTGTACACCAACTCCGCAACGCTGGATCAGACCACCACGGCATACACAACGATTGGTGAAGCCTCTGGTGGCAATTACGTTGCTGGGGGTCAGATTGTCACTGCGACGATTGCCAGTGAAGTAACTTCCACAGGCAGCACCACGTACGTCAACTTCTCGTCCCCTGCGTGGACGGGGAACATCACGGCGCGTGGTGCGTTGATCTACACTCCCGGCGACAACGGTGCGGTGTGTGTTCTTGACTTTGGCTCAGACAAAACGTCTGCCGTTTCTTTCACCGTACAGATGCCTGCCAACACCAGCACATCTGCTCTCATCCGACTTATTTAAGGAGTATCCCATGTCGAACGAAATCGTAAAATCTGTTGACACCATGAGCGCCGGTCTGGTGGCTGGCACCCGTTCTGGCGAAGAGATGATGGCTCTGGGCCGCTTCAAAGTTCAGTGCTTTGACAAAGACGGCAACCTCAAGTGGGAAGATGAAAACCACAACCTCGTGGTAAACGTGGGTTTGCAGTACATGTGCGGCACGGCCCTGACCAGCGTGACTCAGATCACGACTTGGTACATCGGTTTGTATGGCGCTGGCGCATCCAACACCCCCGCTGCTGGTGACACGATGGCTTCCCACGCCGGATGGACTGAAGTTGTCCCGTACAGCAACGCCAACCGCCCGACCTGCACCTTTGCAACCGCAACGACGGCCAACCCGTCTGTGGCCACCAACTCCGCTTCTGTCGCGGTGTTTAACATCAACGCAACCTCTACTGTGGGTGGTGCGTTCTTGACCAGCGACAACACCAAGAGCGGCTCGACTGGTACGCTGTTCTCTGCGGCTGACTTCTCCGCCCCCGGTGACCGGGCTGTTTCTAGCGGGGACACATTGAATGTATCGTACTCGTTGTCACTTGCAGGTTAAAGGGGTCGTCGATGATCAAGATCGACTTTGAATTCCAAACCCCCCACGGTAAGTTTGCTGATGCTCTGCATCTGCCTGATGATCACACCTTTACGGATGCTGAAATTGAGGCGATGAAGCAGCAGCGTGTGGACAACTGGATTGCTGTGGTGACTGCTCCTCCTGCGGAAGAAGTGCCTCCAACTGAGGGGGTGTAACCGTGGCGCTGGTGCAATGTTCGTGCCCAATCTGCGGGGTTGCATACTCTGCGGATGAGGCGCGGCTAAAGCACGGCAGGCAGACAACGTGTTCAAAAAAGTGTTCGTACGTGTTTCGCGCCCAAAAAACATCGGTTGCGCTAACAGGCAAGCCGTCACCCTTCAAGGGCATTAAGACTGGAAGGCCATCTTGGAACAGAACCGAAGGCGTTCATATCAATTGCGGCCACTGCAACAAAGCCATGCGAATCGAACCCAACCAAGTTGGCCGTAAAAAGTTTTGCAGCAAGGCATGTTTTTTTCTTGGGCGTGAACTAAAAGGGTTATTTGAACCGGGCCATCCCGACTTGGTTCCGCAAGAGAGCCGAGGACACAGCGCAGAGACAAGAGCCAAAATGGTTGTAGCCAACAGAAAGGCTGCAAGATATGGCGAGGATCACCCACTTTGGAAGGGTGGAGCGCGAGAGCAGCGCAAGCGCGAAATGAAGGGCTACCCATACCGCGACTGGAGGGCTGCTGTATTCACCCGTGATAACTGGACGTGCCAGTGCTGCGGCGTCCGTGGCGGTTATCTTGAGGCGGATCACATCAAGCCTTGGTGCGCCTTCCCCGACTTGCGGTATGAGGTAGATAATGGACGGACAGTTTGCCGACCTTGCCACATGAAGCTGGACACGCACGGCACAAGGGCTCTGAAATACATGGAGTCACAAAATGGATAAATACTGGGTCGGCGGTACAGCAAACTGGGACGCCACTGCTGGCACTAAATGGGCTTTGACCTCCGGCGGTGCTGGGGGTCAAGCCGTGCCTACGTCTGCGGATGATGTTTATTTTGATGCTGCGTCTGGTGCGGGAACAGTTACGTTAACGGCCACTGGGTCGTGTGCAAACATTAACTTTACTGGTTTTACAGGCACGATTACTGGCACAAGTGGCTTAGGAATAGCTGGAAGTTTGACGTTAAACAACGTCATGGTCTTTACTATTTCAGGCACGGTCACGTTTACAACGGCAAGCACCGCCACCATTACGTCAAACGGCAAAGTAATAAATACACCCATAACCATAAACAAACCGTCTGGGTCAATTTCACTTTCTGACGCTTTCAATATAAGCAGTGCTGCACTCACCATCACCGCTGGCACATTTGACACTGGAAACTACGCTGTCACCGCTTCGTCCCTGTCGTCCAGCAACAGCAACACCCGCACGATCAATCTTGGATCGTCCACGTTAACAATCAACAACAGCGGAACTTCACTAAACTTCGGTACAAATACAAATCTTACATTTAACGCAGGCACTTCCACAATCTCATTTGCAAACGCCTCAGCTATTAACTTAACTGGTGGAGCAGCGGGATCAACCGGAGTTAATTTTTATAACGTCTCTTTCCCGACAACATCCGCAGTAACACACGCAGTAATTGCAGCAAACACATTCAACAACATAACCGTTGCGGCCCCTGCTTCTGCTGGCGTAACTCAGTTTACATTTGACTCCCGCCAAACTATCAACGGCACTCTGTCCACCACAGGCACAGCAGGTAATCGGCGTGTTTGGTTCCGTGGCGCAACATACGGCCTTGCCCAAACCCTCACCATCAACAGCGCACCAAGCCTGACTGATGCTGATTTCCGTGACATCTACGTCATTGGCACTGCTGCACCGATCAGCGGCACAAGGATTGGCGATCTGCGTGGCATCAGGGGGATCACTGCATCTACACCAAAGACGGTGTATTGGAACCTTGCAGCAGGCGGCAATTGGTCGGCAAATGCTTGGGCCGCATCTTCTGGTGGTGGTGTCAGCACAGACAACTTCCCGCTGGCCCAAGACACGGCTACGTTTGTAAATACAGGGTTGAATACGTCGGCATCGGTAACGTGGGATTCCGCAATTGCATATGCGGGGACAATTGACATGTCGGCGCGTACAAACGCCATGAACCTAACTGTCAACGCTGGCTCAGGAACAATTTATGGTAACTTAATCAATGGTTCGGGTTCAAGCTGGCCCGGGGGTAACACAGTTACCTTCTCTGGTAGAAATACTCAAACAGTTACAAACGCAGGCAAAACATTTGCCGGAGGATTTACAGTTGACTCCTACGGCGGCACAGTTGAGCTTGCTGATGCGCTAAACATTGGCGCAAACACCCTCACCGTCACCAACGGCACGTTTGACACCAAGAACTACAACGTCACTGCTGGCTCTTTGTCATCGAGCAACTCCAACGTCAGGACGATCAGTCTTGGGTCGAGTACGGTTACTTTAAGTGCTAGCTCTAATATTTGGCTGACAGGCACTACAACAAACCTTACGTTTAATGCGGGAACTTCCACTATCTCATTGACAAATACGTCCGCAAGTACGTTTGCAGGTGGTGGATTGACATTTTATAACGTTACTTTTGCGGGTACAACAGCAGTAACTCATTCAATATCTGGTGTAAATACATTTAACAATTTGACCATTACAGCGCCAGCATCTGCGGGTTTAATGGTATTTTCTGTTGCCGCCAACCAAACCATCAACGGAACCCTCACAGTTGCCGGAGCCACAGCAGTACGCCGCATCTTCTTGCGCTCAAACACCCTTGGCACTACCCGCACCCTGACCGTTGGCACTCTATCTGCCACTGACTGCGACTTCCGTGACATCACAATAGCTGGCACTGCTGCTGGGTCTTCTCCTACCCGTGCTGGTGACTGCGGTGGCAATACAGGTATCACGTTCCCTGCGGCCAAGACGGTGTATTGGAATTTGGCTGGCGCTCAGAACTGGAGTGCTACAGCATGGGCACCGGGGTCTGGTGGTACACCTGACATCAACAACTTCCCACTGGCTCAAGACACTGCGGTGTTTGATGAAGCTGCTGGCAGCGTGACGGGAACAATCACGATCAACGCTGCTTGGAACATCGGTACGTTTGATGCGTCATTGCGAACAAGTGCCATGACGCTGACGACCAGTACAAATGCCCCTGTTGTTTATGGCGATTGGAAGTTTGGCACAGGCGTAACGTCTACCAGCGCATCGGGCACAATTACTTTTGCGGGGCGTGGTACAGAAAACATCACCAGCAACGGCGTGACGTTTGGCTGCCCAATCACCATCGACTGCGCCACAGGCACAGTCCAGCTTGCAGACGCTCTGACGCTTGACTCCGCACGAACCCTGACCCTGACATCCGGTACGTTTGATGCTGTGACGTACAACGTGACTACGGGACTGGCCTCTTTGCTTGGTGCTGGGGCTACTTTAAAAATGGGTAGCGGAACGTGGACGCTTTCAGGAGTTGGAACTGTCTGGACAATTAGTGGCTCTTTGATTTTTTATAAAGGCACTGCCAATATTGTTCTTTCTAATACCAGTACGTCAGCACGAACATTTAATGCTAACGGGCTTTCTTATAACAAACTGACAATTGGTGGAGCAACAGGCACATCAACGCTAGATATATCAGGTGGCGGTCAATTCACAGAGTTAGCTTCCACCAAAACCGTTGCACACACAATTTCATTTTTTGCTACATCATTGACTTTTGGGGCTTGGACAGTCACAGGAACGGTGGGTAACGTAGTCACTTTGTCAGGCACTGCAACATTTACCATTGCTGGCGCAGCGGTGTCAGGCGTGGATTACTTGGCTCTTGGTACAACCACAGTCAGCGCAACAAGCCCCGGTGAGTTTTACGCTGGTGCAAACAGCACGGCAACTTCTGCGGCTGCTCCTTTGTACTTGACTGCCAAGCCTGCCGACAGCACCCGATACTGGGTTGGCGGCACGGGCAACTGGAGCGACACGGCTCGGTGGTCTACGTCTTCTGGTGGTGGCTCTGGAGCCTCCGTGCCACGCAGCCACGACGATGTGGTGTTTGACTCACTGTCCAACGCCACTGCGTACACAGCCACAGTAAATGCCGTCACTGGAGGCATTCGTTGCAAGGCGCTGACCATTGCTGGCCCTTTGACGGGCAACCTGACGCTGGCTGGTTCAACAGCGATTGATGGCATTCACGGCAACGTGACTCTGCCTGCAACGGGCCTGACGAGGACGTACACGGGAGCAATCACACTGTCCGGTTCCAGCACTGGCAGGACATTTACGACCAATGGCGTTGCGTTGGCTTCTGCAATTACGGTTAATGGGGTTGGGTGTGAGTGGACGTTGGGGAGTGCTTTGTCCATAGGTGGTGCAAATAGTATAACTTTAACAAACGGGGTGTTTGATTGTGACATTTATAATTTAACTACAGAAGGTCTATCAAGTGCAAATTCGAACACTAGAACATTTGATTTTGGGACAGGCACTACTACTTTTAATGGGACTTCTTTTAATTTAGGTACAACAGAAACATCGGCGGCTGGCTTAACTGTTATAGCAGGCACAGCACAAATCAACGGCTCTTCAATTAGCCCAACTTTCTCAGGCAACGGCAAAACCTTCTACAACGTCGCCTTCACCAGCACATCCGCAGGCACCATCACCATCAACGGAGCAAACACCTTCAACAACCTGTCGGTCACAGGCATTACCTCTGCTGGCCTGAAGAACGTATCTGTCACAGCCAACCAAACCATCAACGGAACTCTGACGCTTTCTGCTGGAACCAACGCCACGATGCGGCACTTTTTGCAGTCAAACACCATTGGCACAACACGCACACTGACCTGCGCTGCTTTCTCAGGAACAGATGCAGACTTCCGTGACATCACCATTGCTGGTGCTGCTGCTCCTGTCA